ATAGGTAAACCTCTTTCAGTTCCAGTATTACTTAATACAGGTGAGGCTAAGTTTAACCACCCTTTCCAAATGTACTTCATAAACTTTTCTGCCATCTCTGGTTTCTTAAGCCTATTAGCTACAGTTGTTGCTACTCTCCAATAAGCATCCTTTGGAGTTTCTCCTGGTAAACAATATCCTCTTGATATTGTATTTAGATAAACATCGGTATGTCCCCATTCAGGATAATCAACGCCTCTTTCCCAACCTAATTCATTTTCTATTTGATCTGCTGTCATTCTTTTTGTTTTTAATTATTACCAAATATCATCCCAATCATCACCTTCACCTGCTTTTGCATAATCAGTTGGTCTGATTGCAAAAAAGTCAGTATGAGTATGCCCACCTGTTAAATGATAAAACCAATCTAAAGCATCAGCTGATTTTTCATCGTATTCAAATACCGGATCTAATCCTAATTCTTGTAATTTTTCGTTTGTTCTTCTGTAAATAAAATTCTTTAAATCATGAGCCTTTAAATTTTCAATATCACCCATTTCAAAAATCTTATCAATATAATCATGTTCCATATCAACCATTAGCTTTGCAGCTTCATAAATAGATTCTTTAACATCATCTCTTAAAGTTTCATCCTCAGAACACATATGATTAAATAACCTACATCCCATTTTAGAATGTAATGATTCATCTCTTACACTCCATTTCATTTGCTGTCCTATCCCCTTCAGAAGATTTCTCATCTGAAAAGAATATAGAACTGCAAAACTACTATATAAAGATACACCTTCTGCAAATGCTGAGAATATTGCTAATGACCTAGCTACTTCTTTTCGTGCTATAGGATTTGTTTGTAAATCCGTATGTGTCCATTCAGCAGTAGTAGATGTTAGAAAATCAAATTTTTGTGCAATTGCAGGTTCGTGTAGGAAAGCTTCGAAATCTTCTAATCCCAAAGATTCGTTTAGGTATGAATATGCAGTTGCATGAATTGTTTCTTGCGAACCGAACATCATAGCCATTTGTTTAATTTCATGTTTAGGAAACCACTTAGTAACCATCGTAGTCCAATAATCGGATACTGCACATTCTGTTTGTGCAAAACCTAATAGGATATTTCCAACTAAATGTTTTTCTGAATCATCAAGATTCTCATTCCAATCTTTTAAATCACCCTGCATTGGTATTTCTGTATGTAACCAAAATGCTTGAGCTTGTTTTAACCAACCTTCGGTATAATATTGTGGGTATTCAAATGGTTTGAATGGGATTCGTTCTGTAAATAGTTGTGCCATAATTTTGTTTTTATTGTTTTATTTAGTTGTTGTGGGTTATAATATATATGGATTAAAAATCAATATCTTTGTTCATCTCATTATATTTTTGTAACAAATTCTTTCTTACTAACTCACCACCATTGTTCATATCCTTTTGAGTGTTTTTACCATCAATGGAATCATCATTGTAGATATCAATCCTACCTGTACTCATGTTAGCTTTTGATGGTAGAGTCATTCCATCAGGTCCAAATCTATTTTTTATTACATGCCATCTACCTGTACCTGCTAATTTATCCTCAATCTTTCTACTTAGTGATACCACAAAATCTGCGGTCATTAATTTAGAGAATGAACCAGCTATTGAAGTACCAGTAATAACATCTTGCTCTGCTCCACTACGATTTATCTGAGATGCTGTAAATAATGGAACTTCGTATTCTCCCGCAATACCTCTTAATCCCTCAACAATCTCTTCTAACTCTTCGTGTCTTTCTTTTCTACTATTACCCTTTAATAAATCAGCGTAATCACATATAATCAAATCAGGAGATTTACCTTGCAACTTCAATTTATCTAAAGATGCTCTCATAGTATTTAATCCAGCAGATTTAGTAGGCCAATGCTTTACAACGATATCGCCAGGTAATGCTTCTACCTTTCTCCTAACCTCATCAATTTCAAATTTAAGTTTAGGTACGGGTATTCCAGTTAATACTGAATCGTATCTCTGTCCTACATATCCTTCATTTAATTCTAATGTATAATGAACTACATTCTTACCAGCTTTAGCAGCTGCCATACCAACATTCACCAATGCCCAAGATTTACCAATACCCGGCGGTGCAGCAAATATTATTAATTCACCTTTACCAAAACCACCATCTACTAATTCATCGATAACAGGCCAACCACAAGGAACTACATCCCTAACAGTTGATTCGTATCTTTCAATAATATTTTCTTTATATTCGTGTCCGATATCAGTATCTTGTCCCGCTTTCATAGCGTTATCAATCTTAGATTTAATTATATCGAATTTACCATCACTTAATAAATCTACAGATTCTAAGATTGCATTCTTAAAGGTTTGATTCTTACAGAATTCTAAAGATTGTTCTTTAACATACTCCAAATCATCTGATTCTAAGCCGTTCCAAACTTGCTTTAGGTTATCTACTATAGATGACTTGAGAACATCTCTCTCAACCTTGTCTACTTCGTTTTTAAATACATCTAATGTTGGTAGTTGTTGAAAAGTATCAAAATGTGATAACGTTTTAGTAACTATCCACTCATTAGCATCAGAATCAAACATCTCAGGTTTAAGAATATCATACATCTGTTGTAAGAATATTCTATCTGATAGTAGAGATGAAAGTATTTTTATTTGGAATGACGTACCAAATTTATGTCCGAATTTATCCATTAAGTGTTTATTATTGTACTAATATACGAATTATATTCGTAAGTACCAAATTATTTATTAGTTTGTTTTGAATATTTATCCAAATCTCCCCAAGAGTTTACTAACCACACCTCTACATTCTTAAATGCAGTATATAATTTATCAACCATAAATTCTTTTTTGAATCCGAATGAGTTTAGTTGATTAATTGGTGATTCTATTATAGCTCTTACATTTGAAGTAATAGCTGAACCCATTATTGGTTCTGATAACTGCATTAAATCATAATTTAATTTCAAAGTATCAGTATTTTCTAATATTTTGTTTTTCAGCTTATCATCATCCATATTAGATACCTTTTCTAATAAAGTATCCAATGTAAGTCCTTCCGATTGTAGGAAATCTAATTTATTCACTAAGGTTTTAGGTCCGATTCCTCTTACGCCAGGAATGTTATCGGATTTATCACCATCGAAGATTCTGTAATATACTAAGTTCTTTGATGGAACTCCATATAATTCTTTTACATCATCTTTATACATCATCTTCTTTTTAGTTGGTAGATATACTGAAATTCTATCATCAACTAATTGTAAGAAATCTTTATCAGAGGAAACTATCAAAACTTCTTTCTTAAATATATGTCTGGCAGCGTATGCCATAATATCATCTGCTTCAATGTAATCCATAATACACAAATCAACAGGTAGAAACTCTAAGTATTTAATTAACATAGAGAAGTTCTTTTTCATAGATTCTGCTTGGTCTTCCAAATCTTCGTATCCAACCATTCTGTTAACCTTAGTTAACCCAGTTCTACCTTCTTTGTATCCCTTAAACATTTTCTTTCTACGTTGAGAACCACCCTTACCATCAAAAACTACCAACACTCTAGTTGGTTTGTTCTTACGAATAAGAGCGCCGAGGGATAACAGACAACCTGTTACCCCACCGACGTGCTCTCCATCATCATTCAGAGTTGGAACTGCTCCAAAACATCTGATAAACAAATTCAACCCATCAACAATCATCACTTTATCATTTACATCCTTTTTAGGAGTTTGTGATAAGTTATTAAACATTTCTCTATAATTAGATTTCGTGTCCTTCATCGAGTTGAGTTGTATCTGTATTTGCAGCTTCAGTAGCTTCTTTATATCCTAAGATATATGCATCACAGATTTGTTTATACATTTGTTCTTTTACCTCTGGTCTTTCTTCTAAGATTTTAGTGAAGTTCTTAGCTTGGAATTTAATCTCTTCTCCAGTTGATTCATCAACCCAAGTATACCATGCTCCACTAATCTGTATTAATTTATATGTTTTCATAGTATTCAACCACGAACCATATCTATCAATACCTCTATCAAAATAGATTTCAAAATCAACTGCTCTTAGTGGTGGGCCCATTCTATTCTTAATGACCTGTACTCTGGTTTTAATACCAACAGTTTGGTCAACCCCACCTACTTTAGAATTAAGTTTACCCATTTGTTTCATTCTCAATCTACAACTAGCGTGAAAACCTAATGCTTTCCCACCTGATGTAGTATAAGGGTCTCCAAAGGATACTCCTAATCTA